ATGTAACTTCTACAGGAATCTTAGACTTCTCTCTAACAAACCTAGACTTCTCAACATTAATTACAAATTCATAACCTGTAACTTCTGTTCCTGTCTTTTGTTGTCGCCTACCAATAATAAAAATGTTATCTGCAGAATAGTAAATACCTGTACCACCACTAACAACATCTTTAGGAAACAATCCTATCTCTTTATATGTATGGTTAACAACAATAGCAGGAATATCTTTAATTGTTAGATGAGGTGTAATCATTCTAAATAAGGACTTCATTTGTTTAGCCCTTGTCATGTCTGCTACACTCTTACCTTCTAAGGCATCTTCTACTTCTTTCTTAGAAGCTAAGTTACCTACAGAGTCAACAACAATCATAATATTATCTTGTCTTTCAACACCATTTAATTGTTGCATCACATCATGTTTTAATTGTTCAATGTCTGCAATAGGTGTATGTAATACTTTGCTAGTATCAATATCAAAAGTCTCAAAATAAGACTTAGGTGCACCAAACTCACTATCATAAAATAAAACAACACCTTCTGGATATTTCTCCTGGTGTGCCTTAATTAATAGCATAGCAAATGCTGTTTTAAAGTGTTTACTAGGACCTGCAAATACTGTTAGTCCAGGTGTAAGTCCACCATCCAATTTACCACTTAAAGCAACATTAACTGCTGGAACAGATGTCTGTATTAAGTCTTTATCATTAAAAAACTTAGAATCAGTTAGAATGTTTGTATCTTTAATCGTGGAATTTTTTTGTAATTTATCTAATAGATTACTCATTATTTCTCCTACTTTTATTAGCTTCCAAAGCTGTTTTCATTATGTTATTTGTATTGTAGCACAGCGAAGAAGCATGTGTCAAATCTTTTGGTAAACAAGTTCCACCAAAACCATGTAGTCCATCAGGACCAGGAACAGCCCAATGTGTTCCTCCTAAGTTAGCATCCTCTTCTAAAAAATCCTGTATTACTTGATAGTCAGTATCATAAACATCACAGATTGCTTTGAAGTCATTTGCTAATCCTACTTTAACTGCCAGTGCAGCATTTCTAAGCATTTTTATTGCACTTGCCTGTACAGGTGTAACTTGTTTTACAAATTTATTTCCTCTGGACATTAAATCTATAAAAGGATCACAGTTATAACAACCAATTAAAAGATCAATGTTTTCATCATCAACATCTTCCTTCCAATGTTTCTCTCTCAAGAATTCTGGCATTATAATCAATCCTCTATTAGCATATTGAACAGCTTGATCAGGACCTATTGTACTCCTAATAATAGGTTGTACTCCTATATAAAGTTCTGATAGTATCTTATCTATAATAGAAGTGTCTAAAGATCCGTTCTTTAGGTTAGTTGGAACACAAATAAATGCGTAATCTATTTCTGCCCAATTATCTACTGTATATCCTAAGTCAGGATCTTGAATATAAACATCTAAAGGTTCTTCAAATTTTTCCTTTAGAAGATATTCTGTAGCTTTACCTACGAATCCGTATCCAATGATTGCAATTTTTGTATTCTTTTCCATTGCTCTTCAATCTCTTTTTCTTGATCTTCAAGTTTCTTTTTCTGAAACTTAATTGTATGCCCCTGTAATTCTGGATTCAAGTGTCGCGATTTGTTCTTCCTTCTTCTTTGTCCAGTTCTTTTCATTGCGTTCCTTTCCTTGCACAATTTTTGGTGTAAATTTAGATGCTTTAAGTCTTTCTAAAGCACCTTCCCTTCTAGCTTTTACGCCTTTCTTTCTCCAAGCATGAGTTCCCATTATAACTCCTCAATAATTCCTAGTATCTCTGCAACAAAAAAAGCTGCTAAAAATACTTGCCATGCCCATGGCTCGTTAATAACAAATGGTATCACACAACCACCACATCTGAAACCACTTTTCCATATACTATACATGAAGTGGCTATCTCTCTCATCTTTATTTTTCATATTTTACTCCGTCAATATCTCCTTTAAAAAAACCATCTATTAATACATACATCATGGTATTAGAAACTATTAATACTCCAAACATTGCCCAGCCTGCCATAATATCCATTATCCAAATAAATCCTCTAGTGTAGCTTGTGGCTCTGTATTCCATCCTAAAGGTTTCAATATATTTTCTAAAGGATCAATAAATGCTTTCTGAAATATTAAATCATAATCTACATACTTGTTCACACCAAACTCCTTAGGAAGTTTAGTTACAAAGGCAATAGTATTTTCATGTAAACTATTAGGCTCCTTTAAATAAAGGAACTTAATCTTGTCGCCTTCTTGTATTTTCTCATACTTAAGGTTCAAACTTTGATCTTTTAAGAGCTTATTATACAGTAAAGAACCACGAACATGTATAGGTGTGCCTTTCTGATAAATGTCTGCTGTAGATGTGTATTTTTGTAAATTGTTACAACCTCGAGGGAAGGCAATTTCTTCTACAGATAATGTTTTAAAATGTTTCTGTGCCTCAGCAATATATGTTTGTAAGTGTTCTTCATCACTAGTCAATACCAAACGAACTGCCTCTTTCAAACTATCACGAATAGGAGCTGGAGTCGAGGACCTTACAATTTCTAAACCCATAACTTTCAACTTAGGATCTTTTAGTCTTAGTCCTTCATCATCTAAAACATTTAAGGCATATCTTTTCTTAGCAACAAATACACCTTTGTCTGCGATAACCTCACGCTTAAAATCTATTCTATTTTCATAAGCATTTGTATACTTAGCCAAACTAGCCATTGCCTGAGCAATAGCAGGTTCTATTTTGTCTGTAGCAATTTGATCTAACAAACCTACAACCTTATCTGTTTCCTTGTTAGGGAAAAATTCATCTACCATTTTCTGGCATGTAACATAACAAGAGTCAGTATCACTATAAAAGGAATACACTTTATCTTCTGTGCCACATACTTTATTCATATACTTATCTAAAGCCTTAGCAGTATCTCGAATAACTAATTGTCCTGACATTGTAATACCTTCTGCAATCCTATCATCATAGAATCTAAAGTACTGGTTTGCCATGGCACCATATAAACTGTTTAATTGGATCTTACGAGCCATCTGAAAATTGTTGTATTTAGCAATCTCATTCTGATAAACTTTAGCACCTGTCTCCTGGAACTTCTTCTGAGACTCCTGCATCAACTTCTTATATCTTAATCTATCATTAAAGAATGTTTGTACTAGTTCAGGCATAAAGCCTTTCTTTTCACGGGTATAACAAGAGCCATTACCAGCCATAGCATAGTTCTTTTCAACTAGTTTATCTAGTTTATATCTATCTAGTTGATCGTCTACTTTCACATCATAATTAAAGCCTGGAACAATAGTTTCAGGACTCATATTGTACTGCATAATAATTGAAGGATATAGACTTGTAGCATCGAAACTAGATACCCATTCATAACTACCAGGGACAGGTTCTTGTACATAAGCACCTTCAATTTGTCTGTCTTTTCTACCACCACCTTGTCCTACAACAATCTTCCTTTCCCAGAGATAATTGTAAATTAAAGAGTCCCAGATTCTAACAGGGGAGAACACATCTCCAAAGTTACATTTAGCATCGTATGCCATTGTAAGAGCTAACTGTATAAGTTGCATCTTGTCTTCTAGTTCGTCAACAATAACTGTATCAATAATATTGTATTCAACAAACCTGTTCCAGTCGTTGTCATAGAATTCTTTAAATGTGTCAAAACCAGACTCTAGTTTGTTTTTACCTAGTTCTGTTTCTGCAATAAAATCTAGTTTGTAAGACTCTCGAGTAACATAAGTAAACTTCTTATATAGATCTAAATAATCTAATTGTGCAACACCTGTAATTTCAAATGCTGTCATCTCACGATTAGCAAACCTAATAGGTCGTTTGTTAACTAATCCAAAAGGAGAGAATTTTTTATGTTCACCCTCACCTAATATTCTTTCTGTTCTTGTAATAAGATATGGCATATCAAACAGATTAGAGTTCCAACCTGTAATAACATCAGGACAGTTTTCTTCCCACCATTCAAGGAATGTTTTAAGTAATGTATATTCATCATTACAGCCTATCCACTCCACATCTAAATGTTCTGTTTCTTTAGAAGGAGTAAACTCCCCGAGTCCGAAGGTTGTTATTTTCTTGGTGCTGTTATTTTGTAAAGTAATAACGAGTACCTTCTCGCTCGGAGAGTCTACATTAGGAAATCCACCTTCAGATGTTGTTTCAATATCTATAGAGTAGATTGCCATTTTACTAGCATCCCATTCAACAGTACCGGGAAATTTCTCGGTTATGTATTGATAGGCGTAGTAGTTTTGTCCAAATATAGGAAAGTTAGAAACATCCTTATATCTGTCAAAGAAGGCAGTTGCCTCCTTATTCGTTTCAAACTGTATAGGCGAAACTTGTTCGCCGTAAATAGTTTTATAATCTGATTGTTTTTCTGATGGAACGAATAGAGTAGGTCTAAAGTCATGTCTCGCTTTGTACCTTTGTCCATTCTTAACACCACGGACAAGTATCTTATCTCCGTAATGCCTCGCATAAGTATAAAAATTCATAACAACACCTTAAACATAATATAGACATTATGCACTCTTTCGTACTTAATGTCAACTAGATTTCTTTAACTCTGGTCCTATTTTTCAAGTGTCCTTCAGCAATATCTGCTTTACTTGCGCCGTGATAGGAAACGGCATGATGTTTGTGAATCATTAGTTCATTGATATTTGTATTACCATCTAAACTAAGAAATTCACCAAGTATCCTTCCATACTTACCTTTTTTATCGAGCCTCGTTTTGAGTATAGCTCCATCTTGTATCTGTTCTGTGAGGAACTTCTTCGCCATGAGTCCATATCGTTTTTCGTCGAGGTCACGGGTTCTACTTTCCGGTGTGTCGATACCATATAACCTGATCCTTTGTTTTTTAAGCCATACTCCGAAGCCCAAGTCGATATCCACATCTACAGTATCTCCATCTATAATTTTGTGTATGTTTATTCTATATTGATACATTATTTTCCTTTAGGGTTGTTCTTTGCTTCATTTAAAACTTTTTTATTAACAAAGTCTGGTTTAATAATTCCTGACTCTTTAACACCAAACTTATCATTATAAGTTTTAAGCATTTCTTCACCAGGGTCGTAAATAGATACCACATGATTTGGAAATAGTGGTACTTTATGATCTTTTGCAAATGGAGCGTAAGGCGCTAGCCCAACAGTAAAATCTGTTTCACTTCCAGGTTGAGGCATGATCATAATAATAGCAGGTTTGTTTATAAGTAAAAACTGCCTACTTTCCATTTCGAGTTCTTCGAGATCTCCAATTAAGTCTTCACCTGTTGTAAGTTTAACGATTTGTATGTTGGCCATAGCGCCTTCTCCTTTTAATTATTTAATTTCAATAGATGTAGGTTTCTTTTCCTCTGGGATTTCATGTACCAGTGAAATAGATAAAACTCCATCCTTCAATTCAGAACCTGTGACTTTAACTTCATCAGCCAATGCCCATGTTCTAGTAAAATTGCGTTCTGCAATTCCTTTATGTAAGAACTCCGCCTTAGGCGTATGGTTCTGTTCACCTTTGACAACAAGGTTGCCGTCTTCCACAACAATATCTAATTCATCTTTACTGAATCCTGCAAGAGCAATTTGAATTTCATAATTCTCAGCGTCTAGCTTTTTAATATTATAAGGTGGGAAAGAGTTAGATTGGCCTCCTTCAACGGTGTGAAGTCTGGTAACAGCGTCAAAGACTCTGTCAAATCCAATTAGTCTACTTTCTATTTGTGGGAATGCTGAAACAAAATCGTTCCAGTTAGTCGTGTTTAATCTTACCATTTTAGTTTCCTCCTATTAGTTAGCAAGGTTAATATATGATACCCTTTCGGCGTATCACTATTATTTATAAGAGTTTTATTGTTTTTCTTGCTCATCTAGGGTTTTTTGGTATTCGCCATAGTTATATACATTAGCTCTAAACCATAAGTTAATAGCAATCTTCTCGCCTCTAATAACTGGTCTTGAACCGTGTAATGCTTGATCTAAAGACTTATCTGTTCCGGTGTGTGTTGTACTAAAGAAAATACATCTATTTGCCTTAGGTGTTATTTCTATATTTAAATGAGGAAATGTTGTTTGTCCGCCTTCTGTAACATCAGTCATATATAATAAAGCTGTAAATATTCTATTACCCGCCTCTGGACGATTCATCTTTAAATTTTCTGGCGAAAAACAATCATGATGTGGAGCATATTCTTGTCCCAAATCATATTTAATTACTGATAGTTCTTCTGCCTGTGTATAATGTAATCTTAAAGTTGCTGCTGCTAAATCTCTAAAGGCACAAGCAGCTGGTAATTTAGCATAACCTAAGGGAGCTGACTGATTTGTTCTCAACCTATGTATAGTGGACTCTCCTGTTTCTGCATCTACTACACTAGCTCTATCAAATGTATCCTCTCCTTCTCTAATACCTTCAAGTATTAAATCGAATAAAGGTTTAGGGAGAAAATCGTCTATTGTAAAGACCGTAGGGTTATTCATTATAAACCCTCGGAATTCTCCAACTTTATGATCCGAGTAATCTGCTTTCAATGGGTCCATTATTAAATCCTATATTTGGAAAGGCATCTTTAAAATCTGTGCCTCTTCTTTTATCATGTTCATATACAAAGTGCCAAAAATCTCTTCTATGTTTTAGAAGTTCTAAGTCTTGAAATCTATTTGCCTTTATCCAGCCTACTGTCTTTCTATATTTTTCTATTTCTGCTGTACTAAAGACATCATACATTTCCATTGTCTTTAAACTGTTCTCCATAATACTTATATGAGTATCATCTAAAATTTGTGCTGAAAGGTGTTCTGGATTTGTCATATAAGGCATGTCTATTGTAATTAAATCTCCATATGTATTTTTAAGTTCTGCCATTTTAAATATGAACTCTTCTATATTATGAATAGATAAAAAATTAAATGTATTCATTATTCCTACTGATATTCCGTTACCTAGTAATCTGTGTAAATTTTCCTCAAAATGTGAGGTATCTAATCCATGTCTAATATACTCTGCCTGTTTACCCCATGAATCAATACTAGCATAAAGTTTTGTATTAGGAATATCTTTAACCAAACCTATATACTTTTTTACTCTATTTTCTGAAACCATAAGATTAGAATTGCAATGGAATGTTAATCCTTTTCTTGGGTTATCTTTTACATATTGGAGTAACTTATATGTGTTCTTATCTAATAAAGGCTCACCACCTGTAACTCTAAGCACAAATAAATGCTTATATGCCTGTGGAAACCATTTCCAAAACTTAGATACATAGGGAGAGTTTTCTATCTGAGGTGATTCTATTTTATTATAAGGTATTGATAAATTGTAAGGCCCTTTTTCCTCTATTTCTCTTTCCCATGTTGTACTGAATACAGGACCACAATAGGAACATGCCAATTGGCATTTGTTAGTAAATGATAGTTCTAAATACTTAGGATAAACATATCCTGTTCCAGCATCAGTTGCTTCTTTTACTATATCTCTATTATGTTTAAAAAACTGAACGGCAAGAGTTTGCCTATCTGATATAAGTCCAAGATCCTCTACCTCCCAACAATAAGAGCACTCTGAAGGTTTATTGCCTTGCAACATCTCAGCTCTTTTTTCAATCTTTTGAGGTGTATTATGTAAGTCGGCTCCTAGTGGAATTTTCTGTGTAGGACAATGATAACAGGAATGACTTTCACCTGTACCTAAGTGCATTTCTAAATGATACCATTTAAGCACGCAGAAGCCAGGACCTACATTGTCCTGTTCGTCTTTAATAAGTTGGAGGGCTTCTATCTGGTTTTTATTTAACTTTCTTTCCAATGTTGTATTTGGGGATAAGATCCCACTCACCTTTCTCTTTGAACGATATTATCTTTATTTGGCTTAAAGGAGCATAGTCCTCTACCTCAGAAATAATATTCACAAGTCCCCAATCCTGGAGTAGCTTTGCAATAGTATTTCTTCTTTGTAAATCGTTATCTTGAAAGTCTGCTTCCTTTCCATCAAGAGCAAATAATTCTTTGAAGTGCGTAATAAAATATCTACCTTTTTTATGGAGGATATGACATGACTGATAAAGTACTTGTTCTTTCTTTGAAGCAACTCCGATTCGAGATAAAGTTTCCCTAACCTTCAGAAAGTCTTCTGGGTCGTTTAAGGTAACTTCTAAGGGTGAATACCCTGGATAGTTTATGTTAAAGTAATTCTCTTGATCACTCATCTCAATCTAAATTCCTAATTTTATTATATAAGTTAGTTTATATAGATGTATTTATACTTTACCGCCTTTAGACGAATTGAGATGTAGCTTAATTAGATCAATTTGTGTTTCATTTAATAGATTAAGTGCTTCTTTAGCTTTCATGAAAGAATAACCGAAGAACTGTTGAATAGCTTCAATGTTTTCTTCTTCACTCTTAATCCATTTATTGTATCTTTTAGCAGGCCTGATAATGTCTTTTAGAAAGTCATATTGCATTTTGTTATCAATATGAGGCCTTGCATTCATTTCGTTAGCAGCAATAACTGTGTCTTTGCCAAATCCCATAGCACGATTTACAATAAAAGGATTATATTCTTTTTCTGTCCTTTCATCTACTATGAGGTTTTCTTTTGTCGTGTTAATACTATTAGCGAAATCAAAAGGAGAGATCTTTTTAAGTTTCTCTTGAAACTCTTCTTCATTAATTTCTTCTATTGGATCGCCAAATCCTTCTAAAATTGCTTTTTCAACCATATCCAAATCCTTGTTACTAATATGTATGTTATAGAACCTACAAAGAACCAAGTAAAAAAGTTATACCACCAACTACTCATATTAACCAAAACTGTAACTGATTATTAACATTATTATTATAAAATATATTGTTAATATTTTTATGTCTGTATCATTATCCATTACTTTTCCTTTCATAGAACATATAGACGCCATATAAACTGATTAGAAACCAAAATACTTCTATTACAATACTAGCAAGATTAGGAGTATAAATCAAACTAACTGTAACCAAAATTGCTACAATTAAATTATTAAAACTATACCAGAACCCTTTAGGATCAATTCTATCTATTTGTAAAAGTGCATATGTTATTATTAATAATGCTACTCCACTCAATCCTATTATATCTGGTAATGTCATTCCTTTATTTTCTTTTTTGTGTTCTTTTTCTTTTTAGATTTCTTCTTTAATTTTTTAGTGTACGAATCGTTAGGAGCAACTTCTGCGTCCCAATTCATAAACCTTCTTCTTAAGAGTAAATCCCAATCTATATCGTATACGCCCATTATTTAAATTTTGTCCTTGCATAGTCATTAAAAACTTGCTTTTTTCTAACACCACCACCTCTTCGTTTACCTGGTGCAGATGTTATAGGCGGTCTACTAGGATCATGTAATTTAGATTGCCAAAGATCAAATTCTTGCTTTGCCTTTCTCATAGTAGATAGTCTCTTTTCTATTCTCCATCTACCTAGATAATATATACAATTTAGCCTATGTGTATCCCACCATCTTTTCTCATGCCAATTTTTAGCATGTCTTTCTTTCTCATATTCTGAGAATTCTTCAGGTCTGTCCTTCCTACCAACAGTCTTACCATCTTTGTAGTTAGGATTATCTTTTCCTCTTCCATACATTACCAATGCCTCAATACGCCAGAAATGATAAAGAAGCATGTGAAGAAATTAACAAGAACTACAATAGTTCTCATAACTGCAACAGCATCTGCTTCACTTGAATTGTCGCTAGCTTTCTCACCTAACGACATACACCATAATTTCCATATCTTACTTAAAGTCAATATATTTCCCCTCTTTTAATGTTTCGTAACCTGACATTAAAAGTTCGGTTACTGTGATTTCTCTCTTTTTAGCTTCTTTTTGTATTTCTTCTTTTTGTGCCTGAGAAACCCTAATTTGGATTACCTGCGATTTGTTGGCCATTACTTAAATTCCGTATCTACCATAATTTCAGTTAAAGCTGCTGTGAGATTAATTTCTTGATCTGCCACAAAAGCTGCCTTGTACTGATAATCTGCTATTGTTAGTACTAAGCGAGCAGGACTCTTAACTTCTTCTAATAGGATATCGTATATCTGACGAAATATAGCCTGAGGATCTGTGTCCACATTGTTGGCTACCCATTGTCTCATCTTACGCCAATCCTTCTCTCTGAGGCTCTCTACAAGTGCCTTAGCGTTAACTTCCTGGAAGTTACTAAGTATACCCTCATCTATAGAACCCCCTACAGAGTACCGCTGTAGCTCATTTATGACCCTTCTATAGTCAGGAAAGTGCTTCATTAGGAGCTCAGCAAGCACCTTTTCCGAGTATACAACACCCTCGGATGTCAGTATATACTGCATTCTTCCCATAAACTTAGAGGCTAATACAGGGCGATCTGAGGGTGCTAGTTTAAAGTCTATAACAGTAGTCCTGCTGTGTAAGGGCTCTATAAGCCTGTTAGCATAGTTACATGTAAATATAAACCTACAGTTCTCAGCAAACTGTTCTATGAACCCTCTAAGGGCTGGTTGAACACTATCTCTGTTCATATAGTCTGCCTCATCAAGAATAACAACCTTAGTCTTACCCTCGAATGAGACAGCTGAGGCAAATTGTCTAATCTTAGTTCTTAGGGTATCTATCTGCCTACCTTCATCACTACCATTAATAACAATGTAATCACATTCTAACTCATTACATAAAGCACGAGCAATAGTAGTTTTACCTGTACCTGCTGTGCCACTCAATAATAAGTTAGGGACTTCACCCTTCTTAATAAACTGTTGAAATTGTTTTTTCACATCCTCAGGGAGAATGCAATCATCTATACGAGTAGGCCTATATTTCTCTACCCATAAAAATTGTCCTGGTTCCATAATCACTCCTAATCATAATATAATTTGTGGCGAACTTTTTTTGCTCCAAAATATCGGCCACTTTTTCCGAGGGTAAAAAGGTCTACGAGAATTTCTCCTTAACATCTGTCGTATCTGAAAACTCGAGATCTATATGCTTACCTTCCTCTTCGTTAACTGAGGACCATCCATATGCCTGGATTTGTTCCAATACATTTTCAGGTGCACTCAATTCATAAGGATCACCTTCTGCATTGTCTGTAAAGCCAGGTTCAACAAATTGTTGAATTACATCTCCACACTCAACTATAGCTGCGTATCTCCAAGATCTAACTCCAAAGGATAAATTATCCTTCCTAACATCCATACCCATTTTAATAGCAAACTCAGCGCTACCATCTGGAATAATCTTAACATTAACAATGCCTTGTTGTTCTTGCCAGGCTCTACATACGAACCCATCATTAACTGTAAAGCAGTAAATGTCATCAATACCCGCCTCTCTAAAACTGTGATACAGTTCTTCATAACCAGGTAACTGTTGACTAGAACATGTAGGAGTAAAAGCACCAGGCAATCCAAAGATTACCACTCTCTTACTATCAAAAAGAGTTTCCCTAGTTAGGTCAACCCATACTGTCTCGCCATCAGATTTTGTAACTTGCCTTGATAGTTTAAAATCAGGCACCCTTCCAGGTAAATTACTCATTATCTTCTCCTTCAAAAGGATTAACTTCGCCCTTCATTACTTTTCTAACGATGTTAATCGCAGGATTAGGCCTAGTAAAAATATATTCTACTGTTTCGCCTTCCTTGTTAAATTCAACTACCCAGCCATTCTGTGCTTCACGGATAGTTACTTCTAATTTATCTTCTCCCATGTTACTCTCCTATTTCTGATGAACGCTCAAGCGCCAACCAGTATTTAGTATCTCCCTTACTAGAATCTAGGAACATGAACTTTTTCTCAGATAAAATAACACTATAAGCACCAGGGATAATCTTAAAGTTTTCCACTGCTAGCCTAGCATCGAATTTTTTATCTGTTTGTCCTATAACCTGTCTAAAAGAATTAGACTTAGGTGTAGCAGGGTCTCCTACTGTAATAACTACCTGAGAACCATCACCAACTACGCTTAACATAGGAGCTGCTGTAATAGCTGCTGCCTTAAGGATCATGTCAATGTCCTCTTTAGTTAAATCGAATTGGAAGAAGTTATCAACTTCAATACTCTTGTCAGGAGCACTAACAATAATGTTAGGGTCTGCATAAAAGTATTCAAATACAGAAGATCCTTTTGTAACTTTAAGACTCTCATCTCCAAAGTCAACATCTGTATCTTCCATTACAGTAAGAAGGGAAAGCAGGCTATTCAAATCATAGACTGCAAATTCTTTAGGGAATGTTTCTTTAATCTCAGCTCGAGCAAAAATGTTTTTGCCTGTGCTAATTGTAGAAAGTGTGTTCCCTTCACGAACCAGAATGTTCGTATTAATTGTAGCGAAATTCTTGAGGGTATCAAGAGTATCTTTGCTTAGTTTCATAATATTCTCCAAATTTAAAACCTATAAGTGTATTATAGATTCTTACATACTAAAAGTCAATGGTCTTTAGGACCAATTCATATAATTATTCAGGCCAAAGAGTTGAATCTTCGCCTGCGTCGTTATTAAGGACAACAGATAATGTTAGATCTGAATTATCAGCAATTGCGGTTTGTACCCAATTTTTATATGAAGTTAAATCATAATCTTCTTGTACATCTCTTGCATCTTTATAAGTTTGATAAGCTGCGTCGCTATCATGCTCGATAACTACCGTCAATGTCAATTCATCTCCTGATAAAGAGAAGCTAATATCCACGCCGTTGTCCGTGAACCATTGCCTTCTCCAAGTATCAAAATTTGCATTGTGATCTGATAGTTTAGGGAAGTCAATTCCTGTATTAGTCCTTGTATAAACCGTTGTTATTGTAGCTGCCATTTGTTTATCCTAATTAATTGTTCTAATCGTATTATTTATAAGAGTTTAATCGTCTAAATAATGTTTTACGGTATTATTATCGTGTTCATTAAGTGCAATAATAGCGTAATGTAGGACCTTCATAAGATCCTTTCTGTAGTCTTCTGGACTGCCTTTTTTACCGTAGCGTTGTGCATATTTTAGAATGTTACCTATGGAAAATCCTATTCCATGTCCACAATCACTAATGAATTCTGTTGATTGAAATTTGTTTCGACTATAATGTCCTGTATAAGTGGCGTCGATATACGATTGGAGCTCTCTAATGAGAGCTCCTTCGTTGAACTTATACTCCGGTTCTTTAGCTTTCGCCATCTGCGTGTATCTCCTGTTCAGTTTCTTCGGTTTCATCTAGTTCAACACTAGGGTCAACCTTGGCATACAAATCAATGAATGCCTGTTTGGTGTCTTCGTCGAACCTATTAACACAAAGTTGAACTGCTTTTTGCTTGTCCTTAAACACGGCAAATGCGTTAACAATGTGCTCCAACCTTCTTGTTGAAATAAGTTCGTCAATAGCACCTTCGTAATATGTTTTACGAATTACATCACTCCAAGTAACAAGGTGTGTCGCGAAGTCTTCGTCAACATTGTTGACTTTTTCCATCTTCTTGATCACTATCTTTTTCTCGGTAGCTAGTGTAGGGTACTCCTGCTCGACTGTAATTGCAAACCTTTCTAGGAATGCCTCGTCGAGTATGTTGGCTGAAATAAATTTGCCATCATCTGAACCTCGACCCTTAGTATTAGCTGTCGCCACTAAGTTAAATCCAGGAGCAGGAGTAACGGTTTCGCCGGTCTTCTTGTTGAAATAAGGTTTCCCCTCAAGGATGGCTTGTAAGCACATCAACTTATTTGAACCCCTATCGACTTCATCAAGAATGAGAACAGCGCCCCGCTTCATCGCGGTGAGGACGGGCCCTTCTCTATAAACGACGTTTCCGTCAACTAATGTATTGCCACCGATTAAATCATCCTCATCAGTTTCAATACTAATATTTACTCTTATAGCCTCACGCTTAAGATTTGCACATACTTGTTCAACCATTGTAGTCTTACCATTACCTGAAAGTCCTGATATGAATATTGGGTAGAACATGCTAGTGCTTAGGACTGTTTTCAAGTCCTTGTAAAAACCAAATGGTACAAAAGTAGCATCCTTATTAGGGATCAAATCATCTACTTCTACAGCTAGTTTAGCTTGTACCAACACCTGTGGAGCTTGGGTTTCAACCACTGCTAAAGGTGCTTGTTGAGCCTGTTCAATGGGCTGTGCCTGAGCAACCTGTCCACCAAACATGCTGGTTAAATTATAAACCCCTCTGTCAACTTTGACTTCAGGTTTGCCGTTAACCAACCACGCTGGGAAACCTAAGCCTATTGAGCTAGCAGTTTCAATGATTTGTTTACGGGTAAAAACTCCAGTGCCATTGTCCTGTGACTGTAACGCCTGGATTAAGTTTTCTCTATCTATTGCTTTCATATTATAAGTCCTCACTTTTATTATTTAATATACATGTATTATGCACTCTGGCGAACCAAGAGTCAAGCATTTTATGTAAATCTTTTGAAATCTTTTTCCCTCTATAAGGGGCTATGGCAGGGGCTAAATCCAGGGTACCTAGTGTATTACCTAGGTCTACTTCTCCCCTTAGAGGGGTGCTAGTAGGGTCGTTTTTGGTTAGTCTTATCATCTATGCCACTAAGTCTATTATTTGGTTAAGGAATGTTCTAGAAGTCTTCTTGTTTTTGTTGAAGTTTCTGAACCCTCTAAGTAAGTCACCTTTCTTATTGGACTTCACATCTAACTCTTTATGTTCAATCTTAAGATCATCTCTACCTTTAAGTAAGAACCTAGCGTCATATCCAAATGCTGGAGTAGTAACTGCAAACTTCTTGGCAAGTACATCCTTCCATACATTCTCAATCCATGAGCTGGACATGTAGTATTCTGCCTCACCGTCCATCCAAGCATCTGCTTGATGTTCTGTGTGGAATGCTTCTCTTTTACCGTCAACAATGTGGAAGTTGATTAGTGTAGAACCAGTTACTCTTTTGTAATGTTCTAAGAGTGTCTGTGTAGTAACACCATCTCTTCTGGAGTAACCATCTTTCTGTGGAAGTCTAGTTACCACTGCACCATCTTTAACGGCAATTTGGTCTGAGTAAACGGATTCTGTACCTACTCTGTCTTCCATATCTCTTTCTGTTCTTCTGAAAGTAACTGAATCTGTAGCACCACCATCTGTTAAGAAAATTGTTGTAAGTAATTCTACATTATATTTCTTTTGGAAATCTTTTGCCACTTCAGTTGCCATGATTACTGCTGAATTAAGTGGTGTACCACCTAGTCTAAAGTATTCGTTAGTGATGTAACCAAAGTATGGGTTCTCAGAATTAGCAACATCATTGTAATATCTACCTCTACCATAACCTATTTTCATAAGTAATAAGTATGAAATTGCGTTGATGAATTCTGTTTTCTTACATGTTGAGCTTAGCATATGAACAAGTGCAAAGCTTGAATCAGTAACTAAAATCTCACCGTCTGGTGTGTTCTTAATTGCTGTCTTGTTCATGTCCGAATTTTCACTCCAAGGACTAGTAGACTCTTTTGTATCGTAATCATATGGACGATTGTTTGAAAAACCATATACATCAAATGGAATGTTAACCTTTCTGCAGAACATTGCCATATTCATCATCTGTTCTAAAGTACCTTCCATTTGTCTGTGCATGCTACCTGATAAGTCAACATACATTATGATACCATGGTTCTTACCGTTAGGAATAATCATGTTCTTTTGGAATAAGTCTTCAGTCAATTTGTAAGCCCAAAGCTTGTCCTCATTAAGATCACCTGACTTAGATTCTCTAGCCTTCTTGTTGGCAGCTGCTGCTTTTTTAAGTTCAAACTGTTGAGCCATGGATGCTACTACTGGAGCAGTATCTTTAAGGAACTTAGCATATAACTTAGAAGCTATGCCTTTAAGTTCTGAGTTAGGAACTTCTTTCTCATCATAGTAATAATCGTCTGAGTTTTTATCTAACTCTTTAAGATCAATTGCGTTATCCCAATCATATAGTTCGTTCATTGGGACAATCCAATCTTTAGCCTTGAACATTTTCTGAGGGCTAACATAAGTAATTGGCTTAGCATCTACATCAACAAGTTCTGATTCGTTTCTTCTGAACTCCTCATCTGTAATTGACTTTTGGCCTTCGTTGTCTAGGAAGCCATGCATCTTTTCAACTTCTTCAATAGCTTCTTTAAGCTCTTCTTGTTTCTCTTTGTTTTCTTTTAAAGCTTCGTTGTAAAGTTCTTGAGCTTTTTCTTCTGCTTGATATTCTTTAGCTCTACGCTCTCTTTCTTCTTGGCGTTTCTTTTCTTCTTCCTGCCACTCTTGTTCACGACGCTCATTGTATTCTTCATCGGTTTCATCTTCACCTTTTGAACCGCCTGGAGTTCCTGGCTTAGGGTTGCCCCACTCATCTTTGTTTGGGTCTTCTTCTCCCTCGCCTTCACCTTCGCCTTCTCCCTCGCCTTCTTCTTCCTCTTCCTCTTCTTGTTTCATGTGTTCTGGTTTGTAATCGTTCCAGTCAGGAGTTGATTCTTGTGTTTGATCCATATCAGACATTAAGTCATCTAGTAATTGTTGAAGTGGTTCAAGTTCGTCTGCTCTATCCTCAGCTTCTTGTTTGGAAATATCTGCTAGTTCATTAGCAAGTAATTCTACATCTTCCCATGTTTCAGTATTTGCAACTCTGTCTAGGAAGTTCTGTTCTGTTTCTGTAAATTTAAGACCAAGTAAATGTCCAATTTTAAAATGAAGGTTAACTCTATCTACAAATGGAAGTTTGGTTAAGTCTCTACCCTTAACACCAAAAAAGTCTTTGTCGAATAATTCTTGGTAGCCTTTGTGGAATGACTTAACAAGTCCAGGATATCTTTCTTTTACTTTACGCTCAATTCTAGCGTCTTCAATAATGTTAAGAAAAGATTTAAGTGAAGGGTTACTAATAACTGTACCATGCCATCCTTCTTCTGGAGTTTCGTGTGCATGTCCTACTTCGTGTCCTACAAATAGATCGTATAAATCATTAGACATGTCCTTCCACATTGGAAGATATAGCTTTCTGTTTTTAACATCAAATGCTGCTGTTGGTGCTTTCGCATCATGCTCAACACTGATGTCTTCAGTTGCTAATAACTTGGCTAATACTGATTTTACTTCTATTTGATTTGGCATAAAGTCCTCACTTTTTACTTGTTTCTTTATTATGTATACTATTATGCACTCTAAAGAACCAAGAGTCAAGCACTTTATGCTAATCTTTTGAAATCTTTTTCCTTATTAGATCAATAAGTTAGGTCCAAGGACAAGGAAAATTCCCTACCACCAGCCCCAAAACCGGGTAAAATCTCGAAATCTCTGTCCAAAATGTCCCTAATTTGAAAGCCTAAGCGATGTCTTGGTGTTAGGTAGTATCCCAGGTTAAAGTTGAAAGTAGATACATCATCAATAGATGTTCCGTCAAAATCATTACCTTTGTTGTATTGTCCTATATAGGTTATTCTATAATCCAATCTACCATCTGTATTACTACCACTCCAAGCTATTCTAATTCTTTGTTCAGGTACTCTAACTCTATCTGAATCTGTATATCCTAAAAACACATTCAAGTTACCTTCATCTAACATCCAATTTTTCGCATACTTAATACCTGTAGAATCATATCCTCCTGCGTTGATATATGATGAAGATGAAAAGTTATAATCAATGCTTTGTGAGAATTCATAATGCCATAATGTAATACCACTAATAGATGCCTCAATACCTTTGCCTTTTTCAGGTTGTAAATTAGGATTACCAAAGACCCAATCATCACCATATCTTTCATATAAGTTTGGCTTTCTAAAACTATTAGCAAAAGATATTTTAAAGCCGGCTGACTCATAACCTAATCTATAAATGTGTTCGTTCTCCTCAAATCTATAACCTACTCCATAATTTCCATTAATATTGTAGTTAAGATAACCTGCTGTTCTATTATCCCACGCATCATTATATTTTTCCTGGTTGTTCTGTGCACCTAGTATTAGTCCAGGGATAACTTCTTTATTAGCATCTATAAAATATCTTTCATTTTTAGCTTCCCATCCTGTATTATGTTTTACATCATTTAATGAGTAACCTACAGTCAACCAATCTCCTCTGATAGAAACATCTGATTTAAATCCTTCTTGAACACATTCATTTCCACCTAAACCAAACCAACAATTATCATAATCATATTTGTAGTCTTGTAGAACTGAAATCATTTTCCATTGGCCGTATTCTGTCTTGGTTTTAAGTGTTACATTTTCAAACCAATCCTCTTCTGTATTATCTGTTCTTACAGAACCATTAGATCCTTTATATGTAGACAAGTGAAACGATTCTGTTCCGCCTTGTATTGAATACATATCATCGCCTAATCTCATAAAAAGATTTTTGCCGTCAAAGTTATCCTCCATAAGTATTGTTCCTGCCATTGACGAAGAACCATACAAGGCACTATTAGGTCCTGATATTGTTGTTAGTGATTGGAATGTAGGAAGTTCTGTTCCAAAATCATACCAGCCTGAGCCAGGATCATTAACAGGAATTCCATTTCTATAAACAGTTGTATGCTTAGTATCTGTTCCATGTGTTGTTGCTCCTACGAAACCACCTATGCCACCTGGCTGATAAGTTCTTGTAGGATCAAGTGCTTCTATAATAGAGTAATCTGTTTCTGGATTTGAATATCCGTATGTGGTGTTAGCTCCAATAACAATTACTTCTTCAATGTCTGAGGCCTTAGCAACGGCGCTCATCAAAAGGCCAATGGCCAATAGTCCTGCAAAAAGCAGAGCTTTAATTTTTCCTTCCATGTTGTATCTCGGTTATTGACCCTTTAAGAGTTTGATAAGCTTGCCACACTTGTAGCCCCATCTGTTTCCACAAGGGTAAGCTTCTTCGTAACTTCTTTTAGAGTCGTAAGGTTTATTATATTGAGGACGCCAGTTGAACCTATTATAATCTCGATTGGGATTACAAATAGGAGCAGCATATACTGGGTCTCCATTTCTATCCAGGACCCAATAGCATTCTTCATCTCCACTTTTATAAGACGGTGTTATAATTGTTGTTCCGCCTGGAAGAATAACGGTGTTTGTGCCGTTGCTATTTTTTCCTTTTTGTATTTCAGAACCTAAAATACCTCCTAGTATTAAGGCTCCTATTACATCACTTGTATCAGCACTGTGCGCTTTGGGAGCAAACACAAATGCAAATACTAAACTTATTATTGCTATATATTTCATCGTACTAAGCATTATGAACTCTTTTGTTTAGAAAGTAAAGCTTTTTTACTTCCTTTTGGTCCTTTAATTTTTTTGTTTCTTGCTTCTAATCTTTTCTCTACTTCTACAGGATTCATCCAAAAGTCTTTACCATCTATAATCATCTTAATCTCATTAGGTTCTAAGAAACCTTTGTAAGTAACATTAAACAAATGTCTAGCCCACTTATCGTCTGCTACTACACCTGCTAATTGTTCGTTCCCTTTACCCCAATTACCTGAACTGTATGTATGGAACATGAAATGACTATGTTCTGATATCTCACAAATATCTGCTGTTAGAAACAATAAAGTAGCTGCTGACATGCACATACCTTCCACTGATGCTACAACACATGCTGGTGTCTCTTGCATAGATCTCATCAACTGTATAGCCGTAAAAATCTCTCCACCACCAGAGTTAATGTGTAGATATACAATATCATTTTCAGTAGCTGATCTCATCATTTGATTCCAGTCCTGATAATCTTTTGCATCTCCTATAGGACCTGTTAAATAAAGATCAAATATATTTGATACAGGTCTTTGATATGCGTTTGATGCTTGGTTCTTATTTAATCCGTTAGATTCGCTCATAGTATCTTGTAACCGCCTTTATTTTTTCAATTTGTTTATCAATGATTGCCGTTCTATTTGGCCAATGGATATATTCCTTCTCAGGATTCTTTTGTAAATTGTAAAGTAAAGGGAGGACAAGATCCTCTACATCACGAAGTTTGCTGGATACATCTGATTCTATTAATGTTCTGTGTTCATTAATCATCCCAGAATTATCTGCGTTCAATACCTTAGCTTCTAGCTGTGCTAGTTTATCTAAGATTGCGTCTTGATCAACGGAGGGTTGTGCAGGAGCAGGTGTCCCTTGATCGGGTTCGTCTACTGCTGTAAAACCAAAGTCAAAAATGTCGTCTGCCATTTGTGTTTCTCCTATTAATACTATTTATGCCTGTTTGGCCTTAGCTTGTGATCTTTGGTACTTCTTAACCTTCTTCTCTAGGGCCTTCATCGCCCTATCAAGTTTTAATTTGGTAACTCTCATAGTAAAGTTTTGGCCAATCATGTGATCGTATTCATGTAGGATAACTCTTGCAGTTACTCCTTGATATGTTTCGACGAACTCTTCTCCTTCTTCGTCCCAATACTTTATAGCTACCTGGGTGGGTCTACTAACCATAAGCCATAAGCCAGGAAAAGATAAACAACCTTCTTTCATAGATTCTTTCTCTTCACCTACACCAACAACCTCTGGATTAATAAAAATCTTTTCTAAGCCTTCTTCTTTACCGTCACCAATAACAAAGACAGCTTTATCTATACCTACTTGGTTTGCTGATAATCCAACACCTCCCAAGTCGTACATCTTTTTAATTAGTTTATCCCTTAGATCTTTAGCATCATCTTTCTCAAAATCAAAAGGTGATGGATTAACTTTTAGTAAGTCATCATAAAAAGGAATAAGTTCTAGTTCCTTGGGAGTATCTATTTCTGTACCTGTGACTTCTGTAAGTTTCATTTCTTCCATATTAACATCCTATATCTGGTGCTCCAGTATCTCCAATAATACCATCATAACCTTTGAACCTATAAAAGACTGT